TCCGCGACAAGAACGGCAACCTCACAAAAGACGACAAGTTCAGCGCCAACTACTGGGCGCGGAAAGTTCTTTGGTAACAGACATGGCCACCTTCCAACAGATCATCGACGACGCTCGCGTCCTTCTCAACGACCAGACCGTCGAAGGACAGGTGAATCGTTATACGGAGGCCCAGTTGCTCACCTACGCACAACAGGCGTTGTACGAGGCGCGACGCATCCGTCCCGATCTGTTCCTGTCGAACCTGACCAACGACTTTCCGACCTACACCGGTGGCTCCACCGTCCCGATCCCTCAGCAGTACACCGTGCCCCTCGTGGATTACGTCGCCGCTCGAGCTGAGATGCGTGACGACGAGTTCGCGGTTGATGGCCGTGCCGCTGGTCTGTATCAGAAATTCAAAGCAGGGATGCAGGGCGCATGAAGACCTACCAAGACTTTTTCCCTCTGGTGTATCCAGACGTACCCGGCGTCACGCCTGACATGGCTACGCAAGCCATTCAAAACACGATCATCGAGTTCTGCGAAAAGAGCCTGATCCATCAGGTGACGCTCGATCCGCTGACGCTGGTGCCGGACGTGGACACCTACGACCTCGAGCCGGACGGCGATGTGCGCGTCACGAAGATCATGCGGGTGTGGTTCCGTGGCACCGAGCTGACAGCTCTCGCGCCGGACGACATCGCAACCCCTGATCCGTACAACACGATCATCGGCGACTACCGTCCCGAGAAGGCGGAGCCTAAGGGCTACACGCAAAGAGACGAGTACGACACGATCACATTCACGCCAATACCGAATCAGCGGTACCAGAACGCTATTACAATGCGCGTGGCGCTCGTGCCTCTGCGATCAGCAACTCAGATCGCGGACTTCTTGCTCGAGACGTGGGGAGAAATCATCTCCTTCGGGGCCAAAGCCAGATTGCAAGTCAATCCCGGCAAGCCCTACACCAACGTTGAAGCCGCACAGATCAATCAAGCCCGATTCTTTTCCGGCTTGAACGACGCACGCCAACGCGCTGTGCGAGGCAATGTGCGTTCAACGTTATCAGTGCAGATGAGGAAGGTATGACAGAAAAAATCAAACTCGTCCAAGGCGACACCCGTCCTGCACTGGTCTGCACCCTGACCGACGACACGACCAACGCGGCGATCAACATCACCGGTTGCACTGTGGTGCTCAAGTTCCGCGCCCTCGGCGCAACGACCCTGCAAGCCACCGTGATCGGTGTAGTGACCAACGGCCCCTTGGGGCAGGTGGTGTTCTACCCCGCCTCTGACCCCGCAATGCTCGAGGGCACACCCGGCGATTACGAAGGCGAAGTGGAGATCACGTTCGCTGACGGTCAGCGACAGACTGTTTACGACACCTTGAAGTTCAAGGTGCGAGAGGACTTCTGATGTCAGTACGGATCACCGCAAACGAAACAGCCGCGAACATTACCCGAGTCAAACCTCGGATGTCTGTTGCGGTTGTTCGACCCAATGCGGCGATCACTGCATCGGTACCATCGGCAAGCATTGAGTACATCGAACTGTCGCTGGCCGCATACCTCGACACGACTGGCCGGTTCAAGTTCATCCCCGAGATCGTCATCATCCTTGACGCGCTGACGATCAGCACGAACAAGGCGCTGGCCGATTCAGTTGCACTGACAGACGCGGCGAGCAAGACCAAATCTAAGCTCCTCGCCGACGCGATCACGCTCAGTGAGACGTTCTTCAAGACGCTGATCTTCATTCGCTCGTTCGCGGACACTTTCACGCTGGACGACGCCGCAATCAAGTCTGCGTCGAAGTCGTTGGCCGATCAGGTGTTGACCGCCGACGCGATGCAACGATCACTGACGAAGGCGCTCGCCGACGGCTTCACGCTGAATGACGTTGCGGCTCGTGTGGTATCGAAAGCATTCGTCGATTCGTTCTCGCTCAATGACACAGCAACCGTCCAGCACGGCAAGGCACTGAGTGACTCAGTGAGCCTTGCGGATGCGTTGTTTCATTCATTCGACAAGGTTCTGAACGACATCGTTGCACCAACAGATGTGCTTTCTGTTGAGTTCACGAAGCTGTTGGCTGACGGCGTAAACATCGACGACAGCGCGTCCATCGGCGACGGCATCGAATACTTCTTCTCGAAGTTTCTCAACAACACGACGTTCGTCTCTGATGCCGCAGTCATCGAGCACGGCAAAGGCGTCAACGACTCAGTTGGCGCATCGGATGCAGGAAGTCTCTCGATGCAGGACTACTGCGACATCACCTACTTTGCCGAGGATTACGTCGGCACTGGACGCAACTTTTAAGGAGTAATCATGGATAAACAAGAAACCGTCACCCTGATCGGCAATGTGCTGGTCGAGCTGTTCGACAAGAATGGCCAGCTCAAAGACAAACGCGAGGTGAAGAACCTCGTTGTGACTGTCGGCAAGCAGTTCATCGCCTCGCGCATGGTTGGCACTGCCTCCAACGTGATGAGCCACATGGCCATTGGCTCGGGCACTACCGCCCCCGCCGCTGGCGACACTACCCTGCAAACAGAGTTGGGCCGCGTTGCTCTGTCGTCCCTGACTGTTGCCGCCGCTGTGGTCACTCAGTCAGCCACGTTCCCCGCCGGTACAGGCACGGGTGCCGTGACCGAAGCCGGTGTGTTCAACGCATCGTCTGCCGGAACCATGCAGTGCCGCACCGTGTTCCCCGTCGTGAACAAGGGCGTCGATGATGCGATGGCCATCACTTGGACTGTCACCGTAAGCTGATTTGAAGGATTGAAGTAATGGTTGCAATCGTCACCCGCGCTGGCAAAGGGTCTCCGCTGACCAATGCGGAGGTCGATGCCAACTTCGTAAACCTCAACAACGGCAAGCTCGAGACCGCAAGCAATCTGTCCGATCTGGCTGATGCGTCTGCGGCTCGCACGAACCTCGGCCTCGGCTCTCTGGCCACCCAGAACTCGATCACCTCGTTGCAGGTGACGAACGCGCTCGGCTTCACTCCGGCGAACAAGGCTGGTGACACCTTCTCTGGTGATGTGGGGATTGTCGGCGGGCGTCTGCTCATCGGGAACACGTCCCTCGCAAACGGAAAGGTCATAATCGGTGGAAGCCTGACGGGTCAAACATTGATGTCCGCTCTGCGCGCAGAGATGACCATCATGTCGGATGTGACGGCTGGTGCTCGCGGCTACCAAACGCTTCTCGGTACCGAGGCGGCCACTTGGACTCTGCCCGACATCATTCACTACCGAGCGGTGCAGGCCACGTTCGGAGCTGGATCGACCGTCAACTCCCAGAACGCATTCGTTGCCGACTCTTCGCTCTCCGGCGCGGGAACAAACATCGGCTTCCGTGGGGTCATCGGTTCTGGGGCTTCGAACTGGAACATCTACATGGATGGCGGAGCCAACAACTATGTTGCTGGCGCTTTCCTCGTAGGCACGACTTCCGCCGGTGCATCAAACATTCGCAGTGCTCGCAATGTGGGCGGGGGCGTCTCTGCATCAAACTACTTGTCGGACGGCTCTGTTCAGTCCGATGTGACCTCCGCCGCAGTGTCATACCGCTCGGCGTTAAACACCGCCGCCGCGTCTTTCACGCTGGGTAGACTGACCCATTTCCAAGCCGCTCAGGGCACCATCGGTGCGGGATCTACTGTCACTACACAGGAAGGATTCCGCGCCGACTCGTCAATGGTTGGGGCCGGAACGAACATCGGGTTCCGTGGTGCGATTGCTTCTGGCACCGACCGCTGGAACCTGTACATGGACGGTACCGCACAGAACTACTTGGGCGGCGCAACGATCCTGAATGCGGCCCTCGGTCTGGGTGCTGTCGGCTCTCCGAGCTATGGCAGTGCAGGGCAGGTTCTTACGTCCGCTGGCCCCGGCGCTGTGCCAACTTGGTCCTCGCCCACTGGCGGCGTCACCTCGTTCAACACCCGCACCGGCGCAATTACCCTTTCTTCGGGCGACGTAACTGGCGCTCTGGGCTTTACGCCATACAACAGCACGAATCCAAACGGCTACATCACAAGCAGTGGCTCTATCAGCGGCAACGCGGCTACGGCGACCAGCTCGAACAGTGCGAATGCAAAGTGGACCAGCGCGGCAATTGCTGGATCACAAGGGTCGAACGTCAGCGCCGTCGAGGTGAGAAACAACGGCGGCACCGGCGACTCAAATCTCGCGAACATCACGTTCCATTGTCAAGGGGCCTACGGCACGTCGTTGCACCTGAGGGGCGATGGGTACTTTGGTCTTGGCGGGTGGAGCGCATCGACTTGGCGCTGGTATGTGTACTTGGCCAACGGCGATATGACGGCCGCTGGAAACATAACCGCCTACTCTGATGAGCGACTCAAGAAGGATTGGGCGGAACTGCCTGACGATTTTGTTGAGCAGTTGGCCCAGATCAGGCACGGGACATACACCCGAATCGACACGGGCGAACGGCAGGCTGGCGCATCCGCACAGTCAATGAAGCTCCTCTTGCCGGAAGTTGTGTCTACCAGCGCGTCACCAGAGAAGTCGTTGACGTTGGCCTACGGAAACGCGGCATTGGTCTCAGCAATTAAGCTGGCTCAACAGGTCATTGAACTCAAGGCGCGTCTTAATCGACTCGAACAGAAAGTGGGGGCGTAATGCCATTTCGTTTCTCAAACGGCGCGAGCGCCACTCTTGCGGCATCGCTTTCATCCGTAGCGACCAGCCTTACCGTCTCCGCCGGAACTGGTGCTCTGTTCCCCGGTCTGTCTGCGGGACAGGTCTTCAACGCCGTACTGATGGACTCGAGCAACAACCTCGAGATTGTTCAGGTAACGGCTCGAGTCGCCGACACGTTCACAATCGTTCGCGCTCAAGAGGGCACGACTGCTCGCTCGTATAGCTCGGGCGACAGGGTTGAACTTCGCATGACTGCCGCCGCGCTGGACAACTTTGTTCAGCTCGATGGATCGCAGACGATTTCGGGCGTGAAGACTTTCTCCAACGGCATCGTTGCGAACGTCACGGGTAACGTGACTGGCAACGTCACGGGCAACGTCACGGGCAACGTCAGCGGCAATGCGGGTAGCGTGACCAATGGCGTCTACACCACGGGGGATCAGGTTGTTGGCGGGACGAAGACCTTCTCTGGGCTTCTGCAAACAACCGGCACCCGCATGAACGTCACGAACGCGGTCAGCGCCATGTTTGAGATGCACATCCCCGGCGTTGCGGGTCGGGGCCTCTACGTCGCAACCGACGGCGTGACTCGACTATCGACGACAAACGGCTCTGGTGGCGCTGGCGCGAACCTATGGTCGATTGACGCCTCGGGCAACTTTGCGACGTCAGGCGACATTACTGCGTTCTCTGACGAGAGCCTAAAAGAAAACTGGCGATCTGTTCCGACAGACTTTGTTGATCGTCTCGCTGGTTTGCTGGCTGGCATCTACGACCGCAAGGACACAGGCGAGACTCAAGTCGGCGTCGGCGCTCAATCTTTGAAGGCACTGCTTCCAAACGCTGTTCGCTCAACGGACGGCGTGATGTCTGTTGCCTACGGAAATGCCGCTCTGGTCGCCTGTGTTGAGCTGGCAAAACAGATTGTTGAAATCAAGAAGTCACTGAAAGGGGCGTGATATGCCGCTTCCATCCTCCGGCCCAATCTCGCTGTCTCAGGTAAACACTGAGCTTGGGCTGTCATCTACCGCGACGATCAGCATGGGCAACTCAAACGTTCGAACTCTGTTCGGCGTGCCGAGCGGCGCGATCAGCATGAGCAATGGCTACGGCAAAGCCAATCAGTTCGCATTTACGATCTCATCGAACCAGACGAACGCCAACCTCCGCACACTCGCAATCAACGCTGGCTGGAACCAATCAAGCAGAGTTGTCGCAACCATCAACTCCGGGATCTATATATCTTCAAACAGCACGGGCACTCCCGCGCTGACTGTTAACGGCTCATTCCCCGGCGGCGTTCAGCTCACCAACAACGGAATCATTGTTGGTATGGGTGGCGCTGGCGGAAACGGTAACGGCGCTTCCGCTCCAAACGTCGGTGGTGCTGGCGGCACTGCGCTCAGCGTCTCCAGCGCAATCACCATCGCAAACAACGGCACGATTGCAGGTGGCGGTGGTGGCGGTGGTGGCGGCAAGCGAAACCAAATAACTGACGGTTATGGAAACGTCACAGCCCGCAACGGTGGCGGTGGCGGTGGCGGCAGGTCAAGTCTCACGAACTCATCAGGCGGCACCGCGCTTCCTCAGAACACCCCAAACCTCGATGCGAGAGCCGGAACCGCCGGAACTTTGAGTGCCGCTGGTTCGGGTGGTCAAGGCGACGCTCCGGGTTATGTGGCCTTTGGCGGCACTGGCGGCGCTGGCGGCGGTTGGGGAGCTGCGGGGGCTACCGGCGGCGTAGGGAATGCTGGCTACCCCGGCGCTGGCCCATCGGCCGGGGGTTCTGGTGGCAACGCTGTGACCGGCAACTCAAACATTACGTGGTCCGCCACGGGGACTCGAACTGGAGGAATTTCATGACCATTACTTATACCTACGAGATCATCTCGGTTGACGAGGCGGCACGCTGTATGGAGGTTGTCTATGCCTCTGACGGCAACCCGACTCTACACATCGGCGCTCGCCTCCCATTCGAGGGTGAAACTATCGAAGGCATTGTCGAGATGTACGCCCCCGTTCGGTACTGGGAAGAAATCAAGACCCCCGTCGTACCCGTTGCTCCGGGACAGACTGGCACCGTAGTTGTTCAACCTTACGTGCCGCCCCCGAGCGATGTCGCAATCTCAAGGAGAAACGCACTGCTTGCGGAAAGCGACTGGACGCAACTTCCCGATGTGCCGCTTAGCGCAGAAGCCAGATCCGAATGGGCGGCTTATCGTCAGCAACTTCGAGACATCACTGGTCAGCCGGGCTTCCCGAACGATATTGTTTGGCCGACTAAGCCCGGAATCCCTGCGACGGTGACATGATGAGTGCACCAGTCGTCACTCTCGGCTGTGTTGCCAATCTCTTCTCCCGCATGATGCGTTTTCGCAGGGCGGGAGATACCGAGATTGGGCATACGCATCAGTTCGATCACCTCACTCTGCTTGCCAGCGGCAAGCTCAAGGTGACGGTTGAAGGCGTGGCCACGGAGTTCTCTGCCCCGCACATGATCTACATCCGAGCCGACAAGGTGCATGAGCTTGTTGCGCTCACCGATGAGACGGTGGCGTACTGCATCCATGCTCTTCGAGACAAGGACACTGGGGACATTCTTGATCCCTCAATGATTCCTCTCGGCGTATCGCCGCTCTCGATGTCTGCTCCAATTTGCAGTTCGTGAGGTTGATCGTCAGCCGTGTGTTGAAGTGCATACGCAATCTCGCCGACCCGCCA